GCGACTTCCATGCCTTCAGGCATTTTGATCTCATATTTACCGTCTTCAGGTACGGTCTTTAGGTCGACTTCCTTGGCATCAGCGTCGTCGTCTTCGGCCTTGCCGTCATCGTCGCCACCATCTTTATCGCCTTCGGCACCCGCATCGTCGTCGTTGTCACGTGAGCTAGCACCACCATCGTTGCCCGGTTTTTGATCTGGGTACATGTCACCAGCCGGGTCATCGATATCACGGTTTGGGTCGACATTGTCTGCATCTCCGTTTGCGTCTGCGCCTGTATCGCCACCTTCGCCGCCAGATCCGCCACCGTCTTCTGGTGCGAAATTCATCTGTGGCGCGTAGCCCATACCTGTTTCGTTAAATGGGGCATGTACTACCTGTGGCCAGAATTGGCCTTCAGGGAAGAAAGCACTTGCGACCATTGCGGTGTTATCCTTTAGGGTCTTCATGTTGTTCGTTCCTGTTGGTTGGCCCTCTGAATGGCGCGTTGCTCTTGACGGGCCACGTCCAAAAGCATGCGTGGGTAGGCTGTGGGGTCCATTTCGTTGATCTGGGCTAATAGCCACAGGCCGACAGACCTTTTGCCTTTGTCGTATATGTCGGTAGAGTTACCAGAAAAACCCTCGTCGTACAACTTCGTCTGGCCTAGCACGTGCCAGATCAGCGTCCGCCCCTGCGGTGTCGCCATGATATCGTGCAGCGCGCGTTCCAAAGCGTCTTCGCCCGGCTCGAACTCTGGCATGCCGAAGGGGTTGTCCATGTCTACGATATCTTGGTCGCTCATTAGCCCGCACCTAGTTCGTCAAGCACCGCCAACGGATCGTTAGACTGGCCGTTGTTCACGTCTGCCAAGAGGGCCGCAGCTTCAGCGCCCTGTTTCACAGCTGGGGCAGCTTCGGTCATCGCCGCCATCTGCTTTTCCTGCTGCATCTCTTGGTTACGCTGGTCGCGTTTCTTTTTGACCTCTTCGTCGGCCACGACGATAGACGTCGGTGTGCCGATACGGTCAGCGTATTCGTCGATTGATTGATCGACATCGAACTTGTCGAGCGCTTCAGGCTTCGTCGCTGCCCAGTTACCGATGTAACTCGCAAGACGTTCGATAGAGTTAACACCGACAGCACGTTGTGCCTGCGCCATGATAGACGTGTACTCGACAGTCAGTTCGCCCTCTTCAGCTTCCAGCTCTTCAGGCATCTGGGGCAGCAGTCCTGCCTCTTTCATGTAGTGGTACACGATGCCGATAGTCGGTTGCAGCTCTTCCTGTTGCAAGCGATCCAGTGCTGGACCCAGTTGCAGCAGGCGCTCTTCCTTGCGTTCGGCGATCTCAAACTCGTTACGTGGTTGCACGCCCGGCATGTTTGACACAGCCATGAACAGCGATGTGAAGAACGTTTCATCAATGTTGCTGTGCAGATATCGGATATCTTCCAGCAGCGCTGACATGTTGTAGCTGGTGAGATCCAGCGCCGGGCGGTAACCGCCGCGCTGGTGTGCTTCGTCACTGTACGTGATAGACCCCGGCAGCAGCGAGTGTCGCTTGCCCTTCAGGGCAGTCGGCGCTGTCATCGGCGGTCGTGTTGTTTTATCAAGGATTTCAAGCTTGCGTGATTGCTCGTGTTGCAATTGCTTGATGTCTGACATCGCATCCATACCCAGCGAATAACCGTATGGATCGTCGCCGACCACGTCCCAGCGTGCGCCAATAACGCGGTTGATCTTGCTGCCACCTTCACGCAGCAGGCGGTCCTTGTCATCGTCTTCCATCATCCAGTAATTGGACAGGAACGGCATGTGCTTCGGTGTGTCCTTGTCGACATCGCGGTGCGTGCGTGGTTCCATCGCATGGTAAACCAAGAACGGCTGGTCACGGTTGCCCTTGTCGTAGGCGTCCTTGACCGCTCGCGGTATGTTGTCTGACGGTTGGTTGAACTTGCCCATGATCTGCTGCGCGTTCATAGGGATCACGTGATACAAGGTATCGACGAAGCCAAGATGGTTCGTGGCGATCCAATAGTGCCCTGCGATCACATAGTTGTTGCGTACGATGTACTGTGGGTCAGGCGACATGTAGCTGACCGCCGTACCCACAGCGCCCAGCGCACCGTATTTCATGTGGAAAGTGTCGTAGATGTTTGTTTTGTTCATGACCTCACGCATACGCGTTGTCGTCACGTCCAAGAAACTTTTGACTGGGGCCAGCTCGCGCAGTCCCAAGTCGTGTGTGGATAAACGGTTCCACGGTCGCGCCTTCGACGTCATGCCCGATTGCATGCCAGAACGGAAGATGCGGTGTGCGATCTGCCCTCTGTTGTCGATGATATCGAGACGGCGTCGGTTGCCTCGGTCGTGGTGTTGCTCAGTAGGATCTAAACGAACGTATCCGGGCACCAGCATCTGGTCTATCTCTTTCCAAGGGTCTTCCCATGGTGTTCGCATAGTCTTCAACGCCTCAAGACGGCGCTGGTGGTATGCTCGCATACTTTCGTTTTTCACGGTGCTACGCTCCTAAAAGAGTTTTCTTCGCCGTTGTGTCTTCGTCACCAGCGGTCACAAGCGTGCCGCCCTTCTTACGACGGTGACGTCGTGAACCACCACCGCTATTGGTGCCACGGCCTAGCGGGTCACGTTCATCCTGAACGCCGCCTGCCCCATCCGCTATACTGTCGTCGCGGTTAGGTGATGTTTGATCGCTCGGCTTGTCCTCTTCAGGCTCGCTCGACGATGATGAATTGTTACTTCCAAAAAGGCACATTATGGCGTCCCCAGTAGTGTTTTCTTGGCTGTGGTGTCTTCGTCTTCAGTGGTAGCCAAGAGGGTTTTAGTTGCCTTGCGGCGGCTCGTTTCTGCCCGCGACTGTGCATCGATTGTGTCTTGACGCGTCGGGGTCTTCTGTTGCTGGTACCGAATAGGCTCTTCAGGGTCTTCGGTCTTGGTGCTGCCAAACATGCACATAGGTCGCTATCCTTGTTTTCCGTAGAGATCGTCGGCTATGTCTTCCTTGCTTTCAGCAGGTAGTACAGCCAATTTGGTGATTTGTATAGATACGCTGCGATCCGTGGTGCCGTTGCGCTTGGTCGCGCTGTCTTCAGACACGAAGCCGTCGGCGAACAGTCTGACCTCTTGGTTAGCGTCAAGGTCGCCCAGCCCCAGCTTGTTGATAGTGTCGTTATCAAGGCGGATCGACAGGCCCCACGGGTAATCGTCTGTGACGGTTGGCTCTTCGTACTTCGCCTGCTCTTGCTTCTTTTCGGCTTTGGTGCGTTTGACGTCGACTAGTCTCATGATCAGATACCATCCAATGGGTTGTATTCAGTTTCTGCAAAGTCCTGTTTGCTCAGACCTTCACGGAAGCGTTCATCTCTACTAACCACTGGAAGCGCAAAAGTCAAAGCCAAGGCATCTGCCCTATTCGGGCTGGGCTGTCCTCTGGCCTTCATATCTTTCTTGCTTTCCAGCTGGTAGATACCATCGACACGGGGGACAGTCTCAGGACCGATAAGGTCTTCGTAGAGCGTGTCGTCGTTCGGATCAATTGCACCACCTTGTTTTAACCATTCACGTAACTGGTACCATATTTCCATGCGCTTGTTAAGACAGTCAATTCTGCTGCTCTTACCAGCGAACGGGATAAGCTGCCACTCGCGCCCCATTGTGTCGCCTACGGACTTGATCCCTGTACCGTAACCAAGGTCGATAAACACCGCATCTGCACGGTATTCGTCTTCAAATCTGGCGATTGCCTGTGCGACTTCGACGTCGTTGTCGTTCTTCGGCAGTGATAGCAGGTGCTTCGAATACAAGCCCTGTCGCATGTAGACCTCTAACGTGTCGTCACCTTCCCATGCAGGATCTACCCCGATGATGACAGGTGCGAAGTCGTAGTCTGATTTGCGCAGGTGTGTCTCGCGTGCTGCGTCTGCAAGGTCTGTGCCGATCCACTGTTTCATGGACGACGACGGGAACATGCCACGTACACGGACTTTGACGATGTCGCTGTCCTCGCCATAGTCTTCCACCATGCGGTCCAGCTGTTCCTTGTTGGTGCCTTCGACATCGCGGCTGTCGATGTGTCTGTTCTTCCAGCGGTGTCGGAACTTCCTGAAGCACTCGCGAAAGCGCCCGGTGTTCTGTGTGGGGTTACCAAATGCGATCCAGATGATGACTGTGTCTTCATCGGTCAGCGCACCCTCGGTCACTTCCCAGACCTTGTCGTCGATCTTTGATGCTTCGTCGAACAGCACGACGATAACAGATCCCATGTTGTGCAGACCCGCGAACGCTTCCGTGTTGTTCGCTGACCAACTCACGAAGTCAGTGCGCCAGTCGTCTGATACCTTGATCGTCTGTGCTTGTACGTCGAACCAGTCCTTGGTGATCGACAGGTTGAACCACTTGGCGATCTCTGGTGCTGTCTTTGTACGCAGCTGCGACATGGTGTTCGCTGTCACCACGATACGAGCCTTGGCAAAGCATGACATCGCCCAGTTAGCGATCATGCCCATGGTTGCCGACTTGCCGATACCGTGGCCACTGGCGACAGCAATCTGCAACGGTTGGTAACGTGTGTCAGGGTTTTGCAAGTGGTCGGTGATCGTCTGTGCGATGTCGTCCTGCCACTCACGTGGGTGCGGATGGTTCTTTAACTGGCCGTATCCCCAGTCATAAGCGACCCCCAGCCAATGCCATGGGTCGTGTCGGCTCTTAGCTGCGAGCCTTAATAGTTTGTTTTCTGCGTCTGGGTTGATATCAGCCACGTTTCACCTGCGTCCAGAATTTCGTTGTCCCTAGATGTACAACATACGCGAACAGAAACAAACCCATGGCTGTTGCTGCGACTGCTGCTGACGTTCCGACAGCGCCAAGTGTGCTACCACCAGCTGCCAATTGTAGCAGCAACGTCGCTGCGAATGTGTAGCCCACGAAGGGTGTGATACCTAGTTTCATTTGCCTGTCTCCTGTTTCGTCGCGGCTAACATAAGAGCCGCTGCGGCCATCATGGGCAGCGCTGCCGAACGGTTAAGCTCCCGTTGTGTGGCCTTTGGTGCTTCGGCCTTGCGCCTCGCGCGTTGTATGGCCTTACGTTTGTTTTTCTTACGTGCCATCTAGCCGTCCCCCTGTGCGATGTCCACTATTGTCAAAGCTGCGGGGTACATTTTCGTTACGTGGACCCACCCGCCCGGCGCACGTACCTGTATCAGCGCAGCTGTGCCGTTTTGTAACGCCTTTTCTGTTACTTCACGCAGCTCGTCCATACTACTAGTGAACGCCACTATCTCGCCCAGCACACGTACACGATATTCGTTCATCTACTCGTCTCCCTGTTTTGGTTCCGCACCTTCGTCGCTTAGCCTGTCGTATGCGCGGTTCAATCGTTCTGCCAGATCTCCTGACACTTCCACCTTGTCGGTGAACATACCGAAGTGTCGACCAAGGCTGTTGAGCGCGTCGAGCTTCGAATACATCTTCAGCTTAGTTTTCTTTACATCTTCCCTGTCTTCAGGGTCGATGTCTCTGCGGCGGTCGATGATCGTCTCTGTGGTCACCTCTTGCACCGCTGCCATCTTGCGACGGTTCGGCTTACCGACGATGCGATACTCGTCATCGACGAAGTCGTCGATGTTGGCGAATGCAATCTTGCCCAGCTCTTCGGCTACTCGTTCGGCTGTGATTTGTTTCTTGCTCATAACTTTCCCCATACGTCTCTTAACCTCTTTACGAATTGCTGGACGTTTTAGCAAGCCCTGTGGGTTTTTATAGCCCGCAGCATGGGCTGCTTTTGTGGCGTCCGAAAACTCCAAATAATAGGCCACAAATTTGGCCTGTTTTGGGGTCAACATTTTGTCGTCTAGTGGGACCACTCTTGTGCCGCTCATTTCATCACCTCTAATTTAGCCTTGTGTCGTGCTTGTGTCGCGCGACACAAGGTTATGTTATTGATTTAACAGTACTATTTAAATTTCTTGTGTCGTGCTTGTGTCGCGTTTGTGTCAAATGACACAAGGTCATGTTATTGATTTAACAGCGTTTTCTAGAATTCTTGTGTCGTGTGTGTCATTTTCACCCTATAGAGCTGGCTATAAACATACATAAGGGAGTGCTCTATTTTTGGCCCAAAAAATGGCATTTCTGTTATGTATGTTTTTAGGCTATTAATTTACTATAAAATGACACAACGACACAAGAATTTAATATTTACCTTTAAAATCAAGTACATGACCTTGTGTCATTTCTGTTTCTCACGACACAAGATTGTGTCATTCCTACGCCGATTTACCATCTTCACTACGTTTCACCAGCCTCAAAGCTGTTTTTTGGTTCTGAGAAATACCGTCACCCTCTTCGTCGGGGCCGAACACCTGACCGTTTCGGGTCAGTAACAATAGTAGGTTCTCGTCGCCACGGTAATTCTGAGCACCGTGTTTTGTTTTGTGCAGCACATCGAACTTGCGTCTCCGGCGACGCAGTTGGACTTTGCGCGTGTTGTCATACCGCACCATATAGCAGTGACGTAGTACTTCTTTACTCGCAATATCGCGCCAATGTTCGGGTAGTTTGGCCCTAGTTTCTGCCTCTATTTCTGCCATCTTCAGAAGTACCTGTTCGACCACAAAATAACCCTCAATTTCGCTCAGAGCTTCATGCATCATTTTTGTCAGCTGTGACTGGTTCATTTCGGTCATTTCCATCTTGGCTGTGGTCATGATCGGCGGGGCATACGGGTCGTAGTCTGACAGGTCCGTCTCTTCCAGCCACCGTGCGAACGCTGCCAGATTTGACTGCACCATCATCCAACTATTTATCATGTCCCAGAACTCAGGTGCACGCTTGTTGCCATTCGTCAGCACCGCCAGACGTCTGTCGTCTTCAGGTAGCGGCAGTGCGTCCATGTTATTGGTCATGATCATATTGGTGGCTGTGGATATCGCACGTGTTGATGTCTTCTTACTGACGAAGAGGCGTTCAGCTGCGCGCGGTTCGATCACCTCTTTAATGTGCTCATACACATTGTGCTTGGCTTTATATGACGACATATCCCCTGTCGCCGAACTTTCGTTCACAATGGCAAACAACGCACCCAGACCCCAGTCAGTATATTGTGACTGGTAATTCATGCCTGCAAATATATCAAAAGGCACATTCACCACATAGCGCTGGCCGAACAGTTTGGCGATAAGAGTGCCGAATGTGCCACGGCCTGTACCGAAGTCACGCGCCACCATCACAACAGATGGCCCGGGTACATGTGGGTTAAGCCATTTAAACGCCAGCCACTGGCGGAACCATTCACGTTCACGCGCATCTGGCACCAGCTGTTCGATAAGTTCGATACCGCCTGAAGCGTCGCCGCCGTCAGCTGCACCCAGATCCGGTGGTCTATATGTATTGAGCCACGTCTGGCCTTCCTCTTCAAAGGTGGGCCGCTCGCGGTCTGGGCGCATGCGCATGCCTGCCACTTCGATACGGTTTGAATTGGACAGCCACACGTCGACGGGGTTGATTTTCTTTTCGCCGCCGCGCTTGCCGACCTCGACACCACAGAACGGCATCATACGTGTTCTGAAGTTGGCCAACGTGTAAGCCTCGTCATCGGCATGCGCCCACAGTGGCACCACCGGGGTAGAAGATAGCGGCATGAATGCGTATGAGTTTAGAAGTTTTGCGGCGCCTGAGATGTGATCGTCTTCAGCTGTCAGGCGTGACTTGCGGGCGTCCTGTTTCTCGCGCAGCTTTTCTGCAATGCGATCCACCTGCGCCGTGTGGTCTGTCGGTTTGATGGCGGCGGGCATGTGCGTGACACCTGCGGCACTTTCCCAGACAGTCAGGTGGCCCGTGGCCGACGCCGACACCAGACATCTATTCCTATTCTTAGCGATTGGGCCATCCAGCCATGACGCTGAACAGTTGCCCGAATACCCATCTGATACCATGGCCTGAAGATCGGCCAGACTGACGGTGCGCCCATCCAGCAGGTCAAACAGCATGCCCTCGGTGAGATCATACACGCGCCCCGGCGTGCCTTCGCCGCGCTTCGTGCGAGCCACGGGCGTGAACCCTTGGCGCTGTAATTCAGCTTCCGCCGCGTCCAGCATGGCGAAGGCTTGGTCCTTGGTGAGAATATCCAGCGCGTTGAGTGGTACGTCGGCTGGGCTTTCATCTGCCCACTTGTAGGCGACCTTGACCTTGTTGTTCTCCACGGTGTGTGGGCCGAACGAGCCGAACTGGCGGGCGGACCCACCCCCGAATATCTCGATCATGTGGGTGCCGTCGTCTTCAGTATCCCCCGGCGCGACCCACGAACGTGTATGCAGGCGGGCAAATAGATCATCTGTCTGGCAGTACCAAGCAAACTTGTGGCCCTTGCCGTGGCGTTCCAGCCTGTCGATGGCGAGATCTTCAGGGATCACTGACAGCATGGCTTCGGCCACGTCTTCTATAACGGGGTGATTGATGTCGAGATCGACGGCGCACAGGCCGTTCTCAATGCGCAGGCCCGTGGCTGTGTTGCCATGCATGCGCGACCATTTCTTCAGCGCGTCTTCGTCGATAGTGACCTTCGGCCAGCTGGGAAGATAGCACGCTTTGTCTCTGTTGGGGATCGGGCTATACCCGTTAGCTAAAAGTTGACGGCGTAGCTTTAAAATTGTATCTTTTTCAGTGTTCACTTGATTTACTCCTGTTGGCCTAGGTGGTGGACCTTCTGCCCCGACGTGTGGTTCCTCCCACCCCGTCGGGGCTTTTTTAATTCATATAGTCTGTGGCTGCTTGCCAAAGCACGGTTGGCATAATCATGACGCGAACCGCGTGGCCTTCAACATTAACCAGCTGCGTACGCTTTGGAAAGCCCTGTGGATAATGTTCATCGGTGTCCACGTACTCCTGCGCATGTATGTCGGCTGCTATCTTCGCAACCGCGTCACATAGCGCCTCGTTGTGCTTCAAAGGTATTGATAGCGTGTCCTCGCGGGCCACGGCGGTTTCAACGCAGCAGCTGTGGGGTGTCGGCACTAACAGCCACACCTTACACGGTGAAAACAGACGGTTAAGATCCGTCATTTGTGTCATATATATTCGCATCGTCCCATACCCATAGTGTTACATCTGGAAAGTTGAATTTAAGTTCTTGCAAGATCTTGCGATGCTGCGGTTCGTTGGCTGGGTCCACCCGTGCCACATGTGTGACAACGGGTTTGTATGTTCCAGCCTCTGGGCGCACGCCCTGATAGGTGCGATCGATCACGATTTAGACCCCACGAAGTTCTCGTCGTCAGGGTTGAAAAACGGTGCTTCCCCCGTACGCAGGCATACGTGCCCCTTAAACAGTGCCACTTCCTGCCGCCCGAACCCCGGACGCACCACAACAGGCAGACCCATCAAAGTGAACCCGTGGCGGTACTTCATAGGGAGCACGCCCAGCCCGACATGGATATGTGACACAGTGGGGCCACCCACGCCGATAGTATCCATTAGCATTTTAACAGCTGTCGGCAGATCAGGCACCGTGTCGGGTTCATCCTGCTGAAGATCACGCATGGCGTTCAGGTACGTGATGATACCCAGCGCTAGCATATCTTTGTTGGCGATATTGTACTTCACCGCGTTGAACGCTTCGTCCACCGCATCTTCGTTTAACGGCTTACCTGCCAAATCCGCGGGGGCCGTGCTCGGCGTGTCGTCGTAATCGACGGCGGGTGCGTTCGCCACGGGGGCCACAGCTAGGCGGCTGAAGAACAGGTGAAACCATTTACGGCCCTCAGCCACCACGTGTTTCAGTTCGTAGCCATCTTCGCCGTAAGACGCTAAAATGTCCATCAAATGGATCTCGTCGCTGCATTTTTCGTGCAGTATCTCAATCGGCGGGTTAAGTTTTACGTTGTTCATTTTGATATTATCCTGTTGATCGTACGAATACGAATTAAGTTAAAAGTTTGGTGCGAGCTTCAGCTGTGAGGGTCTTCGCTCCCGTGACCCAGTCACCGCATAGACGGCCCAGTTTGTCGACACACAGCGTGCCTTCGTATGACATTTCGTCAAGGCGCATCTTTGCCTTGCTGGTAGAGCCATCGGCGTACAGGCGCACGAAGCCCCCGCTTGCCGCAGCGAACAGATAGCCGTTGCGCTCTACGAGATCCACTTGCTTGTAGACCCCGCCCATTGAGATGATGACGTATTCGCCTTCGACTGTTTTAAAGCCTGACATTTTTATTTCTCCTGTTTGGCGCGCTGCGCGCGCAGTTTCTGGTTCTTCTTATGTGTGACCGCCTGAAGGTGGTCGGGGTTAACGCAGCGGCGATTGCAGCATTTATGGTCGACCTGCTGCCACCTGTGCAGATAGCCGAACACTAGTATGAACACAGCACGGTGTACGGCGATCATCTGGCCCGCAAAGTACATGCGCCCGTAACCACCACCGCGCCCGTTGCCGCTATCACCTGACTGCCAGTTCCAGCACCCTGTGTCGGGGCACTTGATGACGTTCTGTTCTATCTTGTCGAACAGCTCGTCGCGCCGTTGCGAGCTTGGCGCGGCCATATCACAGACCCCCGATCAACCGACCGTCAAGGTGATCGATCTCATGTTGTATCGCGCGGGCTTCCCAGCTGTTGAACTTACCGACATGTGTTTCGCCTGTGATGTCTTCCCACTGCACCTTTACTTGTTTGTGGCGCTGCACATGGAATTTACGGTTCGGGATAGACAGGCACCCTTCAGTCGCTGACGACTTAGACGCCGACCGTTTGACGTAGCGCGGGTTTACCATCGCCAGCACGCGGCTCCTGTCACTTATACATACGACGCGACACAGCGCGCCGACCTGCGGTGCCGCAAGCCCAGCACCTTTATGGTGCAACATCGTCGCGGCCATATTGGTCGCGAGTATTTCCAACCCTGCGTCGAAATCTTCCACGGGCAAGCACGTCTCGTGCAGCAGCGGGTCAGGGAATTTTACAAGTTCAAGTACAGCCATTATAGTCTCCTGTTTCTAATCTAGCGCTTTTGTATACCAAGTGTTATTCGTGATCTCTGCCACAAGCGGCAGGCCGTCAGACCATTCCAGCGGTTTTTCCATGACGTCTTTCAGGTAAGCTGAAGCTTCCTCGACATCGTCTTCGTGTGGCTCGCCGATGATTTCATCGTGCGTGTGCCCAACGACTGGCAACAGTGGCTCGAACCCGTCGCGCAGATCTTTCTCCGCTTCGGCATCCAAGTGGCGCAGCTTGGCGCGCAGGATCGACGCCGACACGCCTTGTGTTGGGTTCTCTGCCAGAATACCGTGCCAGATCGTGCCCCACTTGTAGCCCTTGCGGTACGTCATCACCTTTTGCGTATAGGTGTCGCCTGTCTTGCGATCAGTGCGTTCGACTTCCCTGTACTTCAGGTTCGGGTATGACAGCAGGCGCCCACATGGCTGGACACAGAAGATGGTGCCGCCGTGGTAGTCTGGGTCGTAGATATAATGCACGCGACCCGCCTTGTATGCGACGCCGGGGTTCTCATACGCATTGAAGAAAGCTGTCTTCAGCTCGTCCCAGAAACGTTTAGCCCACGGGTTATTCTCGCGCCACACATCGACGATACGCTGGGCCTGCTCTTCACTAAAGTGCAAGCCGTAACCCGTCGCCATGGCCAGCAGGGCACCAACGCCACCACCAAATCCAAGTGACAGCACAGCGACCTTACCTTCCTGACGCCAGCCCTTGGCGACCTTGTCACCCTCTTGGATACGGGCGTTCACTTCGTTCGGGTCCAGCCCGTGAATGTTGCCAGCTTCAATCATATAGATGTCGGCGGCGTTAGGGTCAGCGTCCACTGTACGGAACACGTCCAGCACGGCGTTGCTGCCCCGGTTGTCTGCGAGCCATGGAAGCATGCGGGCCTCAATGGCGGACCAGTCACCCCACACCAGCGTGGTGTCGTCGTGTCTGGCAGTGAATGTCGGGCGCAGGCACTGGGACAGCGTCCTAGCAATCGGCCCGTACTCTTCCAAGGTGTCGAGAAATTCGTGGTTAAGCTCAGTCATCACGCACCCCCGACCAAAAGTTCCAGACCAAGGACCACCACCGCGCCGAAGCTACTGACCGCAGCAAATGCGCAGATGTCCTTAATTAAATGGCGAATGTCGGTGTAGAATATTTTAAGCATTTTCTGCGTTCTCCTGCACAAGTTCTATTTCGCGGGCCGTGCGGTAAGACCGGGTCCACGCCGCGCTGTTCATTATGGTTTGCGGGGGGTATTGCGGGGCGATGTGGTATATCATGACCAGAAACCATATGTCGTTGTCGTATATGGCGACACCAGTTATACGTCCCGTACGGCCCGCGTGCTCAGCGCCGACGCATGGTCTTAACCGTACATCGCACCCGTTAAACTCTTCGTTAAGCGCCATCTCGGCTTGAAATAACCTAGCTAGTAGATAGCCCTGTTCAGCTACTGCTTTTTCTATGCGGTCTTGCATTAGCCTGCGTCTCCCATCTCTACACCGCAGTCCCAGCAACCTATCGCGGCGTCTGGTTTTGCCCATGCGTTCAAGCCGCACTCAGGGCAGGTGAATTTCGTTTTACTGGCGCGTTTCTTTCTGGCCAGTGCGCGTGCTTCCTGCGACACATCACCTGTGCGCCAGTTAACACTGACACCTGTGGACACAAGCGTCTCGCATGAAAGGTCGAACGGTCCGCCCGGCACAATGCCGTGTGACACACGGGTGCCTGTCTGTGACGCTGGCGGGTTCACCAGTTCGCCGTTTTCCCAGACAGGTTTGTCTGCCTTGCCGACCGCGTAAGGTAGTAACCCTACGCGCAGCATAAGCTCGACCCACTCTTTATTATGGTACCCGCCCGCGCTGGGATTGCCGAACACTTGCTGCTCAAGATGCGTCATCTCGTGCACCAGCGTCGACATGATCTCAGCTGTGGTTAAGTCTCCGAACGTGTCGGGGTTCATCGCGATCTCGTGACGACCCTCACCGCTTTCGCGGTTCTCCCACTGCTCGGCCCAGAAATAGCCACGGGCGTTTTTCTTGCGGTGTATAAGGATCATGCACTCCGGCAGGCGGCCCTCGAAAAGTGTCAGGTTGAAGTGGCCGTATGCCAGCTTGAAAGTGTCATGCAGATCGGCGTCTTGTTTGATTTTAGACACGTTTAGCTCCTAGATCTAGTGATGGGAAGTCTAGCACCTCGCCGTCTGGCACGATCACGTGGCACTCTGCGCGGTAGGTGATGTTTTCGCTCATTGGGTGCTCGGTGAATTTTACCACTTCGTTACACAGCAGGAAGTTGGCTACGTTGCGTGCCAGATCCTTGGTTACGTGCTCGGCGAAATTCGGGCGGTCCTTGATGGGGATACGTTGCAAGGTAAGTTTAGGTACGTCAGTCGCCCCACTGACCATGCGGGTTTTGCCTGCGTAAATGACGCGGAAGCCGCGAGACTTCACCGTGGCGATAGCCTCTTGCAGTTCCTTGTCGTTGTCTAAATCGATGCGTAGCATGGGGTAAGCTCCTGTTCGTTGTTAATTCGTACGACCCTTATATAGCCCTTATTAGGGGCTGTCAACAGGGTCGTACGAATTAATTTGAAAAAGTTTACCCGCCGAACTTATTCTGTTTTATCAGCATCTCTATTTGATGTGCTGCTGCGAGCAGGCGGTGGTGTACCGTGTGTGCGTTGCGGGCACCTTCACCGCCGGGGCTGAACACCACCAGCTGGTCGTTGATGTCAGATCCTGCGGACACTATAGATATAGCAACCACAGGCGCGGGCTTGTTATTCACCTGCGCGACGGCCTGCGCGACACCGTGGCGCACCGCCAACAGTGACTGGTGCGCCGTGGCCACATCTTGCAGGATGGGGTTAGACCCCAGCGCCACAGTCTGCATTGCTATTTCTTCTACACCGTCGTCTACGGGTTCCATGTTAGCCATTAGTTTATCTCCTGTTTATAGTCGTTGAAAATTTCGTCCACCTCTTCCAAGGTGGCCACTAGGTAGTAACGCTGACCCACGATCTCTAAATCGCGTCGCCATTTTTTCTGGTGTTGGGCGACGACGCCGCCTACCGGGCGTTTCACCTCGACGAAAGCGACCCAGTTTAAAGGCAGCACCAGCGTCCTGTCAGGGAAACCCCGACCCGTAGGCGGGCGTAACTTGTACGCGTCACCCCCGTGTGCGTGTGCCTGTCGCACCAGATAGTCTTCGATAACATTTTCGCGAGTTGACTTGTCGGCCATGTTTGGTGTATCTCCTGTGTAGCCCTTTATAGTGGCCCTTTTAATGATCCGTCAATAGACAAGGTTAAACAGATGACAAAACAAAAAGACCAAAAATTAGTTATCCCACCACGTGAGACACAGCGCGTGCGCTTGGATCTGGAAGTCGGCAAAGCTGCCCAGCTGCGCGAGTACGCGGCCCGTAAAGGTTTGACGCAGGCAGCGGTCGTAGAAATTTTTATTGAAAAATTAGCATAGCCCTGTTGACAGCCCCCGGAAAGGGCTGTAGAAGGGGTGCAGTTGAATACGAAAACTAAACAGGAACAGGAAAACAAAATGTCTAAAAACTCAAAACTGCACGAATTGCTAGCGGTCTTCGCTGATACTACAAATGCCGCGCAAGCAATCCAGAACGAGACTGTTAACACGTTCGCAAAGAAAGCTGATCACTTCCGTGGCCAAACCCGCACAGTGAAATTCTTTGAGGACGGTCGTGAAGGTGAGAACACAGTCGACACAAAAGAAGTTGTGACCACCGTTCACGAAAAATTAGAGCACGCGTCGAAGATCTTAGGCCGTCACTATGACGCCTTGCTTCAGCTGGAAGACGGCAACAGCCGGGCGAAAGCTGACGTCGTGATCGACGGTACTGTGCTGGTGGCCGACGCACCTGCTACGTTCTTACTGGGCATGGAAAACCGCCTGAAGAACTTGCGTGACGTGTTCGCAGCTATCCCAACGCTGGAACCTTCCGTCAAGTGGGAAGCGAACGCCGCGTCAGGTGGTCGTATCTTTGATGCTCCGCCAGCTACCACGTTCAAGACCGAAAAGACTTTGAAGTCTCGTGTCTTGTATGAGGCAACGAAAGAGCACCCCGCGCAGATCCAGCAATGGAACGAAGACGTACCCGTCGCACGTATTGAAACATCACACGTGTCTGGTATGATCACGCCGCTGGACAAGTCGTTGATGCTCGGTCGCGTAGACAAGCTATTGAGCGCTGTTAAGAAAGCGCGCCAGCGTGCAAACGCTGTGGAAGTTAACAACCGCCACGTAGCGAAAGATTTTTTCGACTACATCATCGGTCAGTAATTGGTGCGCGCTTCGGCGCTCACCTTCAAGATCCATAGAGGATAGATTAAGACTTGCAGCTGGTGCAGCATCATCTAGGATGTGTGACCCGACTAGGGGTACGGTGCCAGCAATCAGAAACTTCTTAGTATTAGAGTTGAGCCTCTAAGACTGAGACAAACAGGAAGATAGAAGACAAGCCGACAATTTTTCAACACGTTTGCGCTGGTTCAAATCCAGCCCCGGCCCCCAAAAAAATCTATGGCCGGGTAGCTCAGTGGTAGAGCAATGTGAGGTCAGACTGAAACGTCGGGATTAGTTGGACATCTGATAGTAGATATAGCCGTCGGAAACGGCATAAACTTTTGGTGTTTATTTATCGAACATAGGGGCGGCAGGAAAAAGGTATCCTGACCGCCCCGCTTCGGTAGAAACAGGAGACACGAAGCATGACTGAAGATACCAAAATCACCCCCGATGAACACAGCGACGTAGTAGGCGGATCGACCGCAGACCGTGTGCTGGGTTGCCCCGGATCTGTCCAGCTTAACCAAGCTGTGAAGAAAGCCCACATCACCCGTATTGCAAAAGAACTAGCGGAAGACTACGACGTCATTAACCCCGATCGGGTGGACGCTGACAACCTCGACACGTGCCCCGCACCGTTCGAAGAGATGGTACAGCTCAAGTACCGCGAAGAGACAACCAGCATATATGCCGCCGAAGGTACTGGCCTGCACGAAGCTATGGCTTGGATCTTGGACAACGACGAAGAACCTGAAAGCGTCGTCGACCGTACATTCGAAGGTATCCTAATCACCCCCACATTATACAGCGATTGCATCATCCCCGCCCTGAACGGGTTCGACGACTTCCTCGACGAAGTGTACGAAGAGGATGGCGAAGAACTTATCTTCACGGTAGAAGAACGTTGTCAGCTGCCCGGCATTCCCGGCGCGTTCGGCACGTCCGACATCATCGGCAAGACAAGCAAGCGTGTCGTC